GCGCCCACCAAGGCTTACTTGTGCCCACCCACGCGGAAATTCTACTCCGCGCGGACCCACTTACGACGTAGTTGCATCGAGTACGGTTTATCCGTCTCTAGCAGGTGAAGAGGATCTCCGGCATCATAGATACCGGGAAGAATCTCCTTTCCCCGAGGGGTCAGGAAGAACTTCATGAGAGCCTGATGGCCCTCCAGAAAATCCCCTTCTCGCTTCGCCTTAGGAACCCAACCCTTCACGAGTGAAAGGTGCAAGTTCTTATCCCACCGATGGTTAGTCGGCAGGCGATCCTGGTAGCAAACCCAGGACAGGCAACTCGAAACTCCAATTGGGAGCTTTCCTACTATCGATTCGGTAAGCGAACGGCAATAATCGGCCGCGAGCCACCATCCCCCTTGGTATAGGAGGTTGGAGAGCTCAATCCACGATACCACCTTAGTGGCATCCCGGGAACTACCCGGAGATTCGTGGCGGACGTAGATAGGTTTTACATCTACGCCCCGGTAGAAGTCGCCGCCGCAAGATTCGCGAAAATACCCCTTGACAAAACTTTTGCCAAGGTTGACCTTTAGCCCAAAGAGGGTTAAGGCTCGCGAAACCGCGTCGAAATAGATGCTCGGAACGACGATGTCGTCACCGAACACACTGACTTGTTGACTCGCCACTTTGATATTATTCATCGTGACGCGAGAACAATCTAGCGACTGCTGCTCTAAGATGGCAGCCAGCACGACTGTATAGAAGTGCATGGTCTCCACCGGAAAGCAAGTAGCCGATCCCATGGAACTGAACTTGTAAAGGGTCTTCATAGACCCATCAGGCATCCAGGCCCTAGGTGATCGAGATGCGAAGAGCGCCTCCCTAAGAAGGGGAAGCGTCCTGAACATCCGCCAGACGTAGTGCATATGCACGCGGTCCGACGCTTCTGATAGATCGAGGGTAGCTAACTCCCGGTCTATACTCCCAAGACGAGCAAAGGTATTATTTCTCTGCTGGTCCGTGAAACAAATGTGGTTAACAAGCCACGTTCGATCCACGGAACGGTAGATACCCCGCATTAGTGGCTGCTGGCAGAACTGCATTGCAGTTGGCTCAACAGCTATCACACGAGGCGTCGCCACCGTTTTGGGGACAGTCACTATTCGAACTATCGGCTCTTCTTCCAAGAGGCCTATTGTGGCCCTGGTATCGAACCCCAAGTCTGGGACAAGATATTGGGAGAAGGGAAAGACCCGATCGAGTTGGCTATACCAGCTAGAAAGCCGGTACTTCCCATTTCCCCGCCTCCTGTCAGCAGTAGCACCGCTACCATGACAAGGGATGAGAGAATGGTTGCCAATCTCATGTTCGAGGTCAGCGAGACTAGAAGACCATAGAATATCAGCAACAGTAGAATATAGCTGATAGACAGGTGTGTCACTAGGGACCACGTGGTCCCGGACATTGTTATCTGTAGTGACATACTGATCCACGGCCTTTCTGATATTTTCAGGGGAGCAGGGTACCTCTATCTTTTTGAAGAGCCTGCTTATCTGCCGTACGCATAGAATTGCGTCAGCAACATCCTCTGAATCCTTCAGAGTCTCGTTCGTACTAAAGATCAGACGGAAGAACCCACCTAGAAACGTGGGGAATCCATCAGGGTCTTGTGAAAACCCATCGAGATCAACATCCATCCACCCCCTTTCAAGGCTTCGCTCAAGGAAAGAGCTAACCTGGGGAAGGACGGTGTAAAGAAAGGAGTAACCTTCCTTCATAGTACGCTGTCGAGCGTAATTGATATCGCGCTCAACAGAAACGCCGCACCGAACGCCGGCATCTAAGATGATGGCGTCCAGTAAGAGGAGTTCGGCCGTACCAGATTGTGGTATCGGTCTATGGCTTTTCATCATTCCACTCCTTTCTAGGGATGGTGTTTGATCCAGAAGCTAAGCTTCACGAACCCTCTCATTGAGAAACGTCGAGGTCGACTAAACAGCCGGCCTGCCTACTTCTCCCCGTTAATTAAACGGGTAAGAACGCTGTCCCCCGAGATGGAGGAGAGCATATTCGCCAGCCGGTTCGGATAATCCAAGAAGATCGGATCGTCTTGACCGGACTTCTCATATGTCAAAGACATTGAGACGGCGAACGGTGACAGGTCGACGGCATTCGTCTCGTCGTACCGACTAACCTGGAATGAAATCACGGCACGCCGCTTCTCCTCCGAACCATTGGGGTAGTTCGCCACACGCAAAGAAGACGTGTAGCGGATACCCGCAGCGGTCGCAGGTTCAGCATTGTACTCGTTGAAATCACCCCGGGTATGAGTACGCGCCCAAGTCTCCGAAGAGGCTGCGGACGATACTACAGTTGCCGGACGTCCCTCGAGAGGATCTGTTAACATAGCTTCACTCCAGAATGGTGTCACTCCCGCATGAGTGCGGAAGCAGACAGGTTAAGAAAACGCCCCGTTAGGGCGTCTTCGAGGCTACCAGGAAGGCAGCAATGGCTTTGCGAAATGTATCCATCTCGCCGGAAGCAATCCCAATTTCAGACCCCACGTAAGATTTCCGTCTTTTAACGGTTACCTTCTTACGGCCTGTAGGGTTAACATATGCTGAATCGGATGTGGAATTTTTCCAGTACCGAAATTCACCTTTGATCGTCCGATCGTAGGTGGACTCGTGCATTACACACGGCATATGCCATTGATACAAAGTGTGGTCCATCGCGTTAGCAATGGCACTACCCACAGAAGTGAACCAATCGGCGAGCCAAGAATAAGGGGCAAGCTCATAGAGAACTTTACCACTCAATGGGCCGCCGAGCAACATCGACCTGAACTTCTCCTCGTTTTCTTTCGAGAATGGATCCGGGCCTATATCATATCTAACATTGGTTTCAAACCATATACGCTCAGAAAGCGTTGTGGTAATGTCGCCTTTGTTAGACCTGATCCACGACTGAGCAAAATGCTCTGGCCAGCAAACGTTGCCCTGATCTTTCAGGGTGTCCGTGTCACTGGTGTCCAGCAA